TAATAGTGAGGACATTTATAGTCATCTTGCACAAGTTTATAGATGTGATAGGCAGGAAGCCAAAATATTAACTCTACAACAATTATACGGGGGGGTTCTACCTCAATATCAAAATCTTGAATTTTTTAAAAAGATAATAATATACATAGATAATTTATGGGATACATTTCAACATATGGGGTATGTTGAATGCCCTATTTCGGGTTTTAAATTTTATAAGGATAAACTCGAAAATATGAATCCTCAAAAATTATTAAATTATGTAATTCAAAATCTAGAAACTTCCAATAATATTAATTTAATGTGGGAATTTTTTAGAATTTTAAAAGGAAAAAATACAAAGCTTGTCTTATACACTTATGATTCTTTTTTATTTGATTTTGATCCTAATGAAAAAGATGAATTAAGCGCAATCGGTAAGATAATTATCAAACAAAACTTAAGTTATAAAATAAAAAATGGAACTAGCTACAATTTTTGATATGCAATACGATATTTATGGTGAGACTAATTTTAAAGCCATAGATTTGAATAATAAGTTATTTTGCACCTTTACTCAGGAGCATCTCGTAGATGATATTATAGCAGACTTATCTTATAAGTATTCCATTTTGTATAATAAAATTTTTGTCTTAGAAGTAAAAGACAATAATGAATACGTTATCACTTATAATATTGATTTAGCTAATTTGGCTGGTATACCTTTAAATACTATATTAGTTCATAGAAAAAAGGAAACAAATACTTTATACACAATTAATGCTCTTAATGAGTTAATCAAAAAGTTAAATGGTGGAGTAGTTGACCCTCGTTATAAGATAGATTGGAAACACTATAAAAATACCATACTTTTAACTCAACAAAATGAGTTAAGACTGCTAAGAACAAAAATTTATAAAATTATTGAACTTTAACTTGGCAGTTTAAAAAAAGTTTTGTATATTTGGTTACAAATTAATTAGTTACATACTATGGATTTAAATTTCATCAAACAAAAAATGGCTGCGATGCAGCAAAAACCCGAACAGAGTAAGGGTGGGAATAAAGATCTATTCTGGAAACCACCTGTAGGCAAAGTTCAAATTCGTATTGTACCTTCAAAGTACAATCCTAATTCTCCTTTTAAAGAACTTCTATTTTACTACGGCATCGATCGCCCAGTAATGATTTCACCTCTTAATTTTGGAGACAAAGACCCAATTGCTGAAACAGCAAAACAACTACGCCAAACTAGTGATAAAGAAAATTGGCGCTTAGCTAAAAAACTTGATCCCAAAATGCGAGTTTTTGCTCCTGTAGTTGTACGTGGAGAAGAAGATAAAGGAGTACGTCTATGGCAGTTTGGTAAAGAAATGTACCTTGAACTTATGTCAATTGCTGATGATGATGATATTGGTGATTACACTGACGTAGCTGAAGGTCGTGATTTTACAGTTGACACTGTTGGGCCCGAAGTAACCGGTACTAACTACAATAAATCTTCAATCAGAGTTAAAACTAAACAAACTCTATTATCTGAAGATGCTGCTGAAGTTAAGCAATGGTTAGATACCCAACCTAACCCAGAAGAAGTCTTCAAAAAGTGGTCTTACGAAGAAATGAAACAATCTCTTGTTAAATTCCTCGTACCTGAAGATGCTGCTGAAGAAGGTGATATCATTGATAACGAAAAGGAACCAGAAGTAGAAGAAGCACCTAAAACAAATTATAGTTTAAACACTTCAGCTAAAACTATTAAACAAAGTAAAGCTGATAAGTTTGACCAGATGTTTGAAAGTGATCTTCCCTTTGATCTAGAATAATACATGGCAAGAGGTAAAAAACCAACCCAGTCGTTGTCGGCTGCGGTAACGGCAGAAATCCAAGCAAATTTTGACTTAGATAAATTTAAGAATAAAAAAGGTTTACTTGGTAATGTCAAATTTAAATCCCAACAATGGGTACCTTTATCTAATGCTTATCAAGAAGTAACAAGTGTGCCCGGTATTCCTACCGGACACATTGTTCTCTTGAGAGGTCATAGTGATACTGGTAAAACTACTGCTTTGATTGAAGCAGCAGTTAATGCCCAAAAAGCAGGTATTCTACCAGTATTCATTATTACCGAGATGAAATGGAGTTGGGAACACGCTACTCAAATGGGTCTGCAAATCGAAGAGGTAGTAGATGAAGAAACTGGAGAAATTCTAGATTATAAAGGATTTTTCTTATATGCTGACCGCGAAACTATTCACACAATTGAAGACGTAGCAGCATTTATTCTTGATTTACTTGATGAGCAGAAAAAAGGTAATCTACCTTATGATTTAATGTTCTTGTGGGATTCAATTGGTTCTGTACCTTGTGAATTGTCTGTACGTTCTAATAAAAATAACAACGAATGGAACGCAGGAGCGATGTCAACTCAATTTGGTAATGGTGTAAATCAACAAATTACATTATCTCGTAAAGAATCATCTAAACATACTAACACATTAGTTTGTATCAATAAGGTATGGACAGCAAAAGCTGAAACACCTATGAGTCAACCTAAACTGATGAACAAAGGTGGTTTCGCAATGTGGTTTGATGCCACGTTTGTTGTAACGTTTGGTAATGTTTCTAATGCTGGTACCTCCAAAATTAAAGCAATTAAGGATGGTAAGCAGGTTGAATTTGCAAAACGCACTAAAATCCAAATTGATAAAAACCACATTAATGGTATTACTACTCGTGGTAATATTATTATGACTCCTCATGGTTTTATTGATGATAGTGATAAGGCATTAAAATCTTATAAGGATGCTCACGCAAAAGAGTGGAGTAAAATTCTAGGTGGTGGTGATTTTGAAGTTGTAGAAGAATTAGACAACTTTGAACCAACACAAGAATTCTCTCAGGAACCAGAATAAGATGAATAAAGAAGATTTATTAAAACTCCTCAGCAATTTAGATGAGGAGAATGAAATAGTACTCCCTAAAAAGCACGATAGAGTTCTTTTGATAGATGGTTTAAATCTATTTTTTAGAAACTTTGCAATGTTAAATTTTGTTAATGAAGAAGGTCTTCACGTAGGAGGTCTTGGGGGTTTTATTCGTTCTTTAGGAACTTTAATAAATCAAATTCAGCCAACTTCTATATATATTGTTTTTGACGGGCAGGGATCTGCTACTAACAGAAAAAATATAAATTCTGATTATAAATCTAATAGAAATATTAGACGAATTACAAATTGGCAAGTTTTTAATAGTTTAGAAGAAGAAAACGAAGCAAAAATAAATCAAATTGTAAGATTAATTCATTATTTAAAATGTTTACCTGTTAAAGTAGTATCCCTGCCCAAAGTCGAGGCAGATGATATCATTGCTCATTTATCTAAAAAATTAGAATCTAAATATAATTCTAAAGTTTTTATTGTTTCTAGTGATAAAGATTTTATTCAATTAGTAACTGAAAACATTATTGTTTACAGACCAATAGAAAAAGATTATTATACTCAAGAAACAATTAAAGAAAAATTTGGAATCCCCGCAAAGAATTTTATATTATATAAAACATTGTTAGGAGATAGTTCAGATATGATTAAAGGGATTAAAGGTTTAGGTGAAAAAGGTATCCTAAAAAAATTTCCCGAATTAACTGAAAAAGAATTAGATTTAGATGGCATCTTTAGTATTTGTGAAAATAAGTTTAAAGAACATGTAACTTATGCTCGTGTAATACAAAGTATAGATGAATTAGAAAAAAATTATACAATAATGGATTTAGCTAATCCAATGTTAGATGATAAAGAAAAATTATTTTTGGATAATTTAATAAAAGATAAAACACCAAAATTGAATGAAAATGCTTTTTTAAAGTTTTACCATGAAGATGGTTTAAGACATTTAATTAAAAACATTGAATATTGGTTAACAAGCAATTTTAAAGATATTATAAGCGAATAAAATGACTCTGAGTAATTTAAATTCATATGGTCCAGGTTTTCAGATAAAGGTTTTAGCTTCACTTTTAAATCATAAAGAGTTTTTAATAAACATTCATGATATTTTAAGTGAAGATTATTT